TGTTCGTTAGAGCACCAATCAAAACTGCAATGGAAGGTGACTTCGAAACTGGAAACGTAAGATACAAAGCTAGAGAGAGATATTCTTTTGGATTCTCAGACCCTAGAGGTATCTTCGGATCACCAGGAGCATAATCATAATAATTTTGTGGCCGGACATAGTTCGGCCACATTGTAACAAGAAAGTAGAATTATGAAAAAATTCCTAATAAATATATGGGCCTACGATCATCATGCAAAATTTGAAGTTTTGTCTGAAGATAACGCCGATTCTCTTGAACAATCAATCCTTGACAAGTTGGGAGAAAATAGTATAAATTGGGAAAAAACGGGAATGTTCGGCTCGTTAAATAGAATAACCTATGAGGAGGTTGTTAATGATACAAGACCTATACAAACAAAAAAGGTCCTTGGAGTTGAAGTGGGAACAGGAGCATATTGACAATAATAGATATACTCTTGAAATGGTCCGAATTGATGACAAAGTTAAACAAGTCATTACTGAGATCAAGCTGGAAGAAGCAGCTATTGCCCATAGACAGAATACTGTCGAAGGAGCAGCTCCACAAGTTTCTGTAGCTACTTAAGTCACAAAGCTACATCGCTGAAATCGCACTTTCTTTACAGGCTCTCTTGCACTCTACTAAAAACTGTTGTACAAAAGTCACACTATACAAATTAAAATAAATTAAATGTAGACGCGTATAGTCGACACCCCTAGGGACTACATTTAAAATATCTAGGAGGATATTAATATGGCAAATACAACTTTTAGTGGTCCGGTTAGATCAGAAGGTGGCTTTAATGTAATTAACAAAGCAGCTTCTACTGGCGTGATCACAGAAACTGGTTTTTCAGTTAACTCAACTGGACAACTAGTATCAATGGGAACTAGAAAGATTCAATCTTTTGCTGGTACATTGGCATCAACAAACGCAGCATCAACTGCATATGGCGATGGTGATGTTCTTGTTGAATTAGGAACTTTAGATGTTACAGCACCTGACGATCTAGTAACACCTTCTAAGTTTTTCATTCACAGAGCATTGATTGGTATTACAACTGCGGCAGGAGAAACTCTTGCTGGTGGTTTATCACTAAGTGCAACATCTGGAACAGCAACTAACACTGCAGTTTCCTCTGGAACTGAAATTGTTGGTGCTGGTGTAACATCTTTTAACGAACAGTTAAGTGCTACACAATCAATCACAGAAGTTGATGTAAACTTTAACAATACTGCGGGTAACTACCACATCTTTGTTCCAAACATTACAGCGGCGATTGCTAGTAAAAACTTATATGCTTTTGCTACTACAGCAGTAAACGCTGATATAACGGCTGGAAGATTTACAGTAGAATTAGAATACTCAGTATTTTAAAAATTAATGTGGGGGCTTCGGCCCTCACAGTTTCTTAATTAAGGAGGGAAACATGGCAGACACAGTAACAGGACCAACTATCTTACAACAAAACGATAAGAGAGTTGTTATTAAAATAGTAAACCAATCAGACGGATCAGGTGGAACTACAGTTTTTGGAGATGTTTCAGCATTAGATGCTAGAGAAGATGGAACTGCAGTAGCTCACTTAGGACTACTTAGAGTTTGGTATTCATGTCAAGGTGGCGATGGAGGAGACTCTTTTGCAAGACTAGATGAAGAAGACTCTGATGGAGATATTCCTATCATCGGATTAACTGGTGCAGGATATTGGGATTTTAGAGAGTTTGGTGGAATACCAGCAGATAAATCTAGTAACAGTAATCAAAGTGATGTTAATCTTGTAGTGCCTGGTGCCGCAGATGATGGCAACATGTACACAATTATAGCAGAGTTTCAAAAAATTTATTAAGGAGGGTAACTAATGGCCAATACAACTTCCGGCACAGTTACTTTCGACAAAACTTTTGCTGTTGATGATTTAATAGCAGAAGCATATGAGCGTATAGGTTCACAAGTAACATCTGGATATCAATTAAAATCTGCAAGAAGATCATTAAATATATTATTTCAAGAATGGGGTAATAGAGGATTACACTATTGGGAAGTTGCTGAAACTAATATTGATTTAATTGAAGGTCAAGCAGAGTATACTTTTTTTAGATCTACAGGTGATGGAACAAGTGCTAGCACAAATGCAACATCAGATGTTTATGGAGTTGCGGATGTTCTTGAAGCAACCTTTAGACAAAATAGAACTTCTACTTCACAATCAGATTCAGCAATGACAAAAATTGATAGATCAACTTATTCTAGTTTATCTGCAAAATTATCTAAAGGAACTCCTTCTCAATACTTTGTTCAAAGATTTGTAGATAAAACAACAATTACAGTTTATCCATGTCCAGATTCATCAGCTGCATCTAAAGACATGCATATTTATTATGTTAAAAGAATACAAGACGCAGACTCTACTTACACAGATGCAACAGATGTACCCTATAGATTTGTACCTTGTATGGTATCAGGATTAGCATTTTATTTAGCTCAAAAATTTAATCCACAAGCAACACAAACAATGAAGTTATACTACGAAGATGAATTAGCAAGAGCATTAGCTGAGGATGGCTCTTCTTCAAGCACATATATAACTCCTAAAACTTATTACCCAGGAACTTAATGGCACAAGCAAGAGGAAAATACGCAAAAGCAATATCAGATAGATCAGGACTAGAATTTCCATATAACGAAATGGTTAGAGAATGGAATGGTCATTTAGTTCACAAATCAGAATTTGAATCTAAACATCCACAATTAGAATTAAGATCTAGATCAGGTGATGCACAAGGTTTATTTGATGCAAGACCAGATAGAGAAGAAAGCGAAGTCGCAAGACCCTTGGCACCTAATCCTTTTGAAACGATTGCAGCTTCATCTGGTATTATAAATGTATTTGAAAAATCTCATGGTAGATCAACAGGTGACACTGTAAGATTTAGAGGACCAATATATACAACATCAGATCCAGATGCTTTTAATAATCCAGTTGGCTTTGATGGTATAACAGGAGCTAATTTAGCAAAAGCTGCAGGATACTCTATTACAGTTGGCAAACGAGATTCAAGTGGTAATATTGCAAACACAGAAAATTTCTATCACTTTACTGTAGACACAAACACTGCTACAACAGGTGGTATATCAGGAGGAGGCAATAGTTGTTCGGCTGGTCCAGCAACATTGACAGCATAATATGGCAGGATTAAGTGCATCAGGATTAAAAACACAGATAAGAAGCTATACAGAAGTTAGCTCTACTGTGCTATCAGATACTGTATTAGAAAATATTATTTTAAATGCACAATACAGAATTTTTAGAGATGTACCAATTGACGCTGATAGAAAAACATCTACAGGTAATTTTACATCTGGAACAGGCACTGTAACCGTGCCGGCAGGAGCTGTGTTTGTTAGAGCAGTACAAGTTTATACTGCAACTGGATCTACCTTTACTGGTGCAAATGTATATTTAGAGAAAAGAGATTTAACATTTTTAGAAGAGTATATTTCAGCAACCACATCTACTGGAACACCAAAATACTATGCTATGTTAGATACAGGAGCAACTGGAGAAAGCTCATCAAACTCTGGATCTATAATTGTATCACCAACACCAGGTAGCACCTTTGCTTATAAAATACACTACAATGCAGTGCCAGGTATATTTGAAAATAATGACACTAATTATATTAGTATGAATTTTCCAAATGGTCTGCTATATTGTTGCTTAGCAGAAACTTATGGTTTCTTAAAAGGCCCAGCTGACATGCTGCAATTATACGAACAAAAATACCAACAAGAAGTACAAAAATTTGGAGGAGAACAAATAGGTAGAAGACGAAGAGATGATTACACAGACGGAACAGTAAGAATCCCAGTGCCTTCTCAAACACCTTAAGGATTAAATTATGGCATCAACATTTTCAGATCTCGGTATAGAACTAATGGCAACTGGCGAAAATGCCGGTACATGGGGTGATAAAACAAATACTAACTTACAAATTGTAGAAAAAGCAGTTGCTGGTTATGTAGAAAAAGCAATTACTAGTGGTGGAACCACAGCGTTAACAATTACAGATGGTGATGCAACAGAATCCACATCAGTTGCAAGACACGCAGTTATAAAATTAACAGGAACAATATCTGATAATTCTATTGTTACCGTTCCAGACTCTATAGAAAAAGTTTATATTGTAGTAAATGGAACATCTGGATCACATACTGTTCAATTTAAAACAGCGTCCGGCACTGGTGTAACTTTTGCTGCTACAGAAAAAACTACAAAAATGGTTTTTTCTGATGGAACAAACATAGTAGATACTGGTTTTGCACTAGGAGTTGCAGCAGATGATATTTCTACTGGTGATGCTGCAGTAACAATTGCAACTTCAACTGGAGACATTACTATAGATTCACCTGCTGATATTGTTTTAGATGCTGATGGTGGCGATGTATTTTTTAAAGATGGTGGCACAACTTTCGGTAGTGCAACAAATACATCAGGAAATTTAATTATTAAATCAGGGACAACAACTGCTGCAACATTTAGTGGAGCGAATGTTACACTTGCAGGGACTGTTGGATCTGGTGCAATCACTTCAACAGGCACAGTTCAAGGAACAACTATTACAGCAACAACTGCTTTTGTTCCAGATGCAAGTGACGGGGCAGCTCTTGGTACTTCATCTTTAGAATTTTCAGATTTATTTTTAGCAGATG